AAGAGAACTCGTATGCGGTGGAGGTGGCTTTATTGGAAGTCACCTCGTTTCCCGTCTTAAAGAAGAAGGGTACTGGGTTAGAGCAGTAGACCTTAAAGAACCAGAATTTTCAACAACTAAAGCTGATGAATTTATAGGTGGTGATTTAACCGACTATAACTTTGTTCGTGAGGTAGTAGCTACCGGCGATTATTTTCATAAACCGCCTACACAATATAGGGAACAGTTTGATGAAATTTACCAACTAGCTGCAGACATGGGAGGAGCTGGTTATATTTTTACTGGAGAAAACGATGCTAATGTTATGCAGAACTCAGCATCTATTAACTTAAATATTCTTAAGGCAGTAGATGAATTGAATCGATTTGTTCAATCAGATTGGTATCACAATGCACGTTTAGGGCATACCCCTTATGAACCTATTAATACTAAGATATTTTACAGTAGCTCAGCGTGTATGTACCCTGAACATAACCAATTAGATCCGGAGAACCCTAACTGTGAAGAAAGTTCTGCATACCCGGCCAACCCAGACAGCGAATATGGGTGGGAAAAGCTATTTAGCGAAAGGTTATACCTTGCTTATAATCGGAATAGGGGTATACCCGTTCGTATTGCACGTTTTCACAACATTTTCGGACCTGAAGGAACGTGGAAAGGTGGAAGAGAAAAAGCCCCAGCAGCATTATGTAGAAAGTTTGCAGAAGCCCAGTCGGGAGACACCGTAGAAGTGTGGGGAGATGGAGAACAAACCCGGTCTTTCTTATATGTAAGTGAGTGTGTTGAAGGTATCCGTCGTTTAATGGAGTCGGATTTCATAGGACCAGTTAATATTGGTTCAGATGAAATGGTAACTATTAACACAATGGTTGAATACCTTAAATCCATCAGTGGTAAATCGCTTAAATCTGTACATAAGTTAGATGCACCCACCGGTGTTAGGGGAAGAAATAGTGATAATAAACTTATCCAAGAAAAGCTTGGCTGGTCTCCTAATTTTACTTTAAAAGATGGGTTACAACTAACTTATAAATGGATTAACGAACAAGTAAATCTTGATAAGCAATAGTTTTAATATAATATTGTCTACGTGATGAGTAGACAGAAACTAGATTTAGACTTTTTCGAAAGAATCGTGGCGTATAAGAGCCTTACTGATGATCGGTATCTAGCATCAGTAGTAGATCATATACAGCCACGATTTTTTTCAGATAAAAACATCAAAAACGTATTTCTTATTATTAAAGCATTTTTTAATAAAAGATTTACAGTACCTACCAAAACAGAAATACTATCATTTTGCAGTACCCCAGAACTTAAAGAATCTTTTAAAGATGTTCTTAATAAAATTAAAGATATAGATAAAAAAGTTAATAACGACGAACTATACCATAATACGGAACGATTTCTTAAAGAGAAATCAGTTTATTATACCATGACTGATGTTGCTGATGAATGTTCTAAAGGTAACATAGATCCTGCTTCTATTTTTGATAAGTTTGAAAAGTGTTGTAGTATTAATTTGTCAGTAGATACTGGTTTTGACTTCTTACGTTCATATTCTCGACTTGTTGAGGATTTAAAAGTAGAAGAACCTACCATACCATCTGGGTGGCAATGGTTAGATAATAAGCTTGACGGTGGGTTTTTACAAAACGGTAGATCTATTTACATATTTGCTGGTGAAACTAACGTGGGTAAGTCAATTGTTTTAGGTAATATAGCATGTAATATAGCTAAACAGGGTAAAACGGTTCTTTTGATTAGTCTTGAAATGTCTGAAATGGTGTACGCTAAAAGATTAGCTGGTAACTTAACAGGTATTGAAATTAATAACCTTAGATATGAGTTACCACAACTAGAAGATAAGTTACAATCATTTGTTACTAATAACCCTACTAGTAGATTGTTGATTAAAGAGTTTCCACCTAGTACTATAACTCCTTCCCAATTAGGTGCTTTTATTAAAAAGATTGAACAAAATGGGGTTGAAATAGATGCTATTGTTCTTGATTACGTTAACTTAATGCATTCACCAATAGGTAATAATAGTTATGAAAGAGTTAAAATAGCAACAGAACAAGTAAGAGCCTTATCTTATCAGTTTAATTGCCCTATAATTACTGCAACTCAGTTAAATCGTACTGGTTATGATAAAACAGACCCTGATCTCAAAACTATAGGCGAAAGCATGGGGTTAGCGATGGGTGCAGATGCTATCTTTTCCGTATTTCAAAACGAAGAAGACAGGGACTTAGATATTATTAGAATGGGTGTTATGAAAAATCGTTTTGGTCCTAATCATGGTTCGAGTGAGTTTAATATTCATTACCCTACTCTTACTATAACAGATGGTGGTATAGATGAAATTGAGTCAACTAGTGGAGATATTATATCATCTATGTCAGCTAAAGGTAAATAGTTGAAGATTATGTTGGTTTTATTAATTATTCTTAATGTCTGGTAAAAATTACGTATTCACAGACTGTGATTTAGATGGGGTAGGTAGTTACTTGGTTAGTAAATGGCTAATTAACGACCTACCCTATAAGGTATCATCTCATAACAATTTTAGGAATGATTTTTTAACATGGGTAGGTAATAATAAGTTATCTGATTATGATACTATATACATTTTTGATATAAATGTTTCTAATCATAGTGATATACTTGATCATGATAATGTTGTTATTATTGATCACCATAACGGTAAAGACGGTTACGTAAATTTTGTCAAAGCTAAGTTAATTCTTGATCAAGATTATTCTTCAACTACTAAATTAGTGCTTAAAACCTTTTTACAACAGGATAAGTCACTTACATCAAAACTTACACCATCTAAAGCTAAATTAATTACTCTAATTGATGATTACGATAGTTATGTTCTTAAACACCCTGAAAGTATTGGTTTGAATACAGTATTATGGAGCTATACAGGTGATAGGATTGATAAATTTATAACAGAATTTGATAACGGTTTTACCACATTTAGTAATTATCAGTTGAATATGATTTCAATTGCTAAAAAGAAAATAAATGAAGCTGTTAATACATCAGATGTGTTTACTGTTACGTTACCGGTTGATGGAAAAAATAGAAAAATTATTAGTATACAATGTGACCACAACATAAATGAGGTAGCATCATCATTAATTTCACTTTATAACGCAGATATTTGTTTAGTTGTTAATTTAAAGTCAAAAGGAGTTAGTTTAAGGAAAAGTACTAAATGTGACGTAAATTTGAGTAAGTTAGCTGAAAAAATTTGCGACGGGGGTGGTCATTATGATTCAGCTGGGGGTACTATAACTGATAAATTTTTAATGTTGAGCAAAATGTTTAAAAAAATATGAAATTTAAGAATACTAATCCAATTGAATATGCTCAGCTTAAAGAAACAACACATATTTTTATGGGTTTATGTTCATTTGTATCAATTGTAAACAATAAAAAAATTAATTTACCTAATATTTTTATACTAATACTAAAGAATAAAAAATTAAGAGATTTTTATAAGTTATTGCTAGATATTGAAACTGATTTTGAGTTAGTTAAAATGTTTTTATACTTTGAACCTTCACTTTATAAAAGCAAGTATATCATGAAATATATTAATAGTAAAAGAAAAAACTTGATAATATAGTTTTTTTGTTATCATTTATAGATGACTGATTTTGAAAAGTTAATTTATAATAAACATCTTGCCGAGACAAGATCAAATCAAAATAAACCTTTCAAATTAAGACAGAATTTTGATAATATTGATGAATCAACTAGATTATATCTAACAAAGCTTTCTAACTTCTTTAAAAAACATAAAAATATAAACATAAATACGTTTTTTAAAGCACCTTACAAAATTTATAAAGATAAACCTCATCTTGGTTTAGATTTTTATCTTGGAATGAAGGCTATTAAGTTATATAGAGAGTATATTAACAAGTTAAATAGACAATCCCCCGATTCTGTAGATGCAAAAAAAAGTTTTAAACAATCTGTAGCCTTTGTAATTAACTTCTGTAAAGAAAAAAATATTAAATTTACTGAATACGTTAATTTTAAGGAAGAAATTTCAATGAATGCTTTTTTTGAACATTTAAAACACGGAAAAATTACTTTATATTTTCTTTTTATGTTTCCTCAATTTGAATCTGAATTGAAAAATATTGATGTTGAATTAAGACGACATATATTAGGTGAAATATATGATGATATTCCTAAAATGAGAGTAAAATTTTACAATTGTAATCAAGAAACTAAGGATATCTTCAAAAAGATCTTCGAGATGACAAAAAAAGTTTTAGAATAATATGAAAAATAAAATAGTTGTTGTAAGCGGTTACTTTGACCCGGTTCATGTAGGTCATATTGAACTTTTAGAACGGGCAAAGTCGTTAGGAAAAAAATTAATTGTAATTGTTAATAATGATAAACAAGCAGAACTTAAAAAAGGTAAATCATTTATGTGTCAAGAAGATAGATGTATTATTATGCAATCTATGTATCTAGTTGATGAAGTTTTTCTTTCTATTGATGACGACAATACTGTTTGTAAATCATTAGAAGCAATAAAACCACACATTTTTGCTAACGGTGGTGATAGATATTCAGATGAAATTCCGGAAGCAGCTGTTTGCAAAAAGTATAACATAAAGATTGTTGATGGTTTAGGTAAAAAAGTAAGAAGTAGTAGCGAGCTTATAAAAAATGCTGGACAAAAATCAGATTAATTATATTATGATTTTAGGTAATCGGAATTACCTACACGAAAAAAATAAAATAAACTAAAAAACTAAAAATAAACTAAATTATGACAGATATAACATCAATGTTCGATAGTATTAAAAATTCAATGGAAAAACAAACTGGTCAGACACAAAGGGGTCAGTTTCTAAAGACAGAAGTAGGTAACACGTACACGGTAAGGTTAGTACCCAACACTAGTGACCCAGCTAAAACGTTTTTTCATTACTACACCCACGGTTGGACGTCATTTGCAACTGGTCAATATATCAATCAGATTAGCCCACAAACGTGGGGTGAACGTGATCCAATTGGAGAAGCTAGATATAAACTTCAAAAAACGGGTACTGAAGAGGAAAAGTCTAAGGCATCAACTATTCTTCGTCGTGAAAACTGGATGGTTAACGTATATGTCGTAAATGACCCGGTTAACCCTGATAATAACGGTACGATTAAGTTGCTTCGCTTTGGTAGGCAGCTACATAAGATTATTATGGATGCTATGCAAGGAGAAGAGGCTGAAGATTTCGGTCCTCGCATCTTTGACGTTGCTAACGGTTGTGATTTTCGTATCAAAGTTGAAAAACAAGGTGATTACCCAACATATGTTTCGTCTAAATTCGGCATGCCTAAGTCACTTAGCACTGATTATGACGGTGGTGTTGACGCAATTCATAAGGATGCGTTTGATCTAGAAACGGTTTTTACCGTAAAGTCTTATGATGAGCTAAAAGAGTTGTTGAACGAGCATTTTTATTGTGTAAGTAATGATGAATCTAGTACAACAACGTCTTCAGTAGAAAGTATTGCAGCATCAGTTACTACTGCTGCAGCTCAATATGGTCAAACAAAACTTGCAACTGAACCAACAGAAAAAGTTTCAAGTGAAGCGGACAATAATAGTGATATTGAAGATCTTTTGGCTAGTTTAGAGAACGTATAATGAATAATCAAGAACGTACGCCAGTGAATCACGAAGCTATAAATGTAAATTCGATTAAATCGGATCCTTATGATGATGCACTGGCGTTTCGTTCTCTTTTAGGAGCAGTACATAATGAATTTAACCATATGGTTAATAACAATATGGTATCTGAATCTAATACTTTAAAAAAGATAAACGGAAAACAAATTTTAGAAAAAGGTATAAAAGAATTAATGGGTAAACAAACACCTGTTAGTCAAATTCCAAAAAATATTGATCAACAACTAGCCCAACCAATAGCCCCTCAACCTTCTCCTAATGTAAGCGTTGTACCTCAACCAATACCCGCTGCAGAAATAAATGTTGACCCTAATCAACTAGAGCTTAATTTTGATAATTCAGCTACAGCTCAAAAAATTTACGATAAAATTGAAGATATCGAGATAAAACTTAATAAAATTTTAAATTTATTATCTAATAAAAATACACGAAACAAAAAATAATTGTATATCATAGGATAGTTAGTATAATATGGTATGATTATTAAACTTAAAGATAAAAATAGTTTTATTAACAATTTTTTGAGGCCTATCAGTTCGATGTCTGATAATGTTGTTATTAAAAGCGTTAATAACAAACTTTTATGTCTTAGCAATAACGAACAAGGTTTAATACTATGTGCAACATATAATATATCTTTAGAAGATACAATCCAACTTAATATACCTAATGTAAAACGTCTTGAAAAGGTTATATCATTTATTAATACAACTGAAATTGATTTGCAATATAGGTCTAACGCTTTATCCTATAAGGATAAAAATATTAGATTTAAGTATCATTTTTTGGATGACAATATCATTCAAACACCTAAGTTAAGTCTTAATAAAATTAATAGTATTGAACATGATATTGAATTTACTATTGATAATTCAAAAATTACTGAGTTATCTAAAGGAGCAGCATTTGTTTCTGAATCAGAAAAATTATATTTCAACATTAGCGATGATGGTATTTACGGTGAAATCACAGATAAAACAAATTCATCAGTTGATAGTTATTCTATTTTACTAAATGAACAAAATATTGGTAAAGAAATATCATTTCCGGTACATTTTGATATTGTAAGGTTGTTGTCCAATAGTAATTCTACTAATGAAATTAATGTTAAAATTAATACAACCCAAGGGTTATGTATTTTTACTGTTGAAAATGACGATTCAGTATTAAAATATATTGTACCTGGTCTTCAATCATGAACAAAATTCATACATTAGGTTATTTTAAAAAAAGATTAAAGGATAATGGTTTTATAGTATTGGATCTGTTTAAAAACTATTCTAATAAAGATAAACGTAAATGGTCAATTATAATCAACCCAGGTCAAGAGAGTATCCACTGTGTGTGTATGATAACTAATGATTTTAAAGACCCGGTTTTTGAATTTTCCGATAACGGTGTAAAAATAAAACAAAAACATTTTCTTTTAGTAACGTCATCAATGGAAGTTATTATTCAAAAACTTTTAGTAGATTGGAAAATTTTAAATAATAATGTAAATTCACCGTATTACAAGAATAAAAATATTGAAAAATAGCAGATATTAATAATATATATTATGACAAAAAAAATCATCGATGTTTCTCCAGTAGAAGAAGTTGTTAAGGAAAATAATAAACAATACGTTCTTGTTTTAGGAAAAGGTTACGTAGGATCTAATCTTTCTGATTTTTTAGCTCAAGACAGTGATAATTTAGAGGTGCATAGTGTATCTAGAGATCAACTTAATTATGCAGACAAAGATGAACTTTATAAATTTTTAGTTGAATATCAGAATCAAGGCATCAAATTTGACGTAGTCGTAAATGCAGTAGGTTATACAGGTGAAACAAATGTAGATGACGCAGAAACAAATAAAGAACTTTGTTTTCTTTTGAATACGGTATTTCCCATTACTCTAGCAGCAACTATTCAAAAATATAACGATAATTTTAAAGAAGATGTTGTAACTAGAGTTATTAATATTTCATCTGGATGTATTTTTGATGGTAAACCTAAGGATAAAGAAGAATGGGATGAACTGGATATACCAAATTTTGGTATGTTTGATGACAATTCATCTTTTTATAGTAAAACTAAGCATGCTTCAGAACTAATGACCAGTATGTCGTTTGATAATGTAATTAATTTGCGAGTAAGGATGCCTATTAGTGATATTAACAGTAAAAGAAATCTTTTAAATAAAATTTTAAATTATAAAACCCTATTAAATCATAAAAATTCTATAACTTATATTTACGACCTATTTAATTACATTTATAATATTGTTATCAATAAAGATTTTGTATCTGGTATTTATAATGTTGTTAGTGATGGTGTATTTGAGCCAGAATTATTATTAAAAGTACTTAAAGATAATAAAAAAGAATTAATTGAAAAGAAAGTAATTAGTAAGGATCACTTTGATCAAGTTACTCTAGTTAACTTAAAAGAATTTTACAAGAAAGATTTAACAAAAGCGGCAAGAAGTAATATTATTATGTCTAATAAAAATGCTAGCGAAGTAATTAATTATAAGTTTAACAAAATTAATGAAAAATTCTTAGATCAAATTGTTAAAAACTATATTAACAATCTATGAACATATTAGTCACAGGCGGGTTTGGTTTTATTGGCAGTCATCTTTGCAATTATTTAGCTGAAAAGGGTTGCAATGTTTTTAACATCGATATAAAAACCTACGCCTGTGACTATGTTGATATTAAAAATGTAAAAATTAAAAAACATTTTAACTGTAATATAGTTGAGTTAATTAATTTCAGCGATTTTTTATCTTATGATAGGTTTGATGCGTGTATACATTTAGCTGCTGAAAGTCATGTTGATAATAGTATAAATAATCCTAATATTTTTGCTTTAACAAATGTAATAGGTACTATTAATATATTAAATTTAGCAAAACAATTACGTATTCCTCGTTTCATCCAAGTATCTACAGATGAAGTGTATGGTTCGTTAGGTGAAAATGAACCATCTTGGAAAGAAGACACCCCTATTAATCCAAACTCACCTTATTCATCATCAAAAGCAAGTGCTGATATGATTGCAATGTCATATCACCGTACATACGATATGGATATTCGTATTACTCGTTGTTGTAATAACTTTGGTATAGGTCAACATGTCGAAAAACTTATCCCTAAATCAATTACCAATGCATTAAAGTACGGTTTTATCGATATATACGGTGATGGTACAAATGTAAGAGAATGGATACATGCCCATGATCATGCAAGAGGTATTTTTAAAGTACTGCAGTTTGGTAATGCTGGGGAAGTATATAACATAGGTTCAGGAGAAGAATTAACCAATAACGAAATTGCATCTATGATTAGTACTTTTACTGGAACTAATGCGAAGTTAAATTATATTGAAGATAGAAAAGGTCACGATAAAAGATATTCATTAAATTACGATAAAATACAAAATCTTGGGTTCAAATGTAGAAGATCTATTCGTGATAGTAAAGAATGGGATGAAATGGTTCAGTACTATAAAAAATACCAAAACGCCTAAAAAACGTTTTCTATATGCAGTAAAAAACGGAGATCACGCTGGTAAGTTTATTGCATATATCGACACTCTACAAGATCACTATTGTTTTCTAGCAGTACCTGGTAATGAGAAACTAAAGGTACCTATTAAAGACTTCGAAAACGGGATAGATAATGGGATAGTTGAGTTTGTTGAAAAATTACCTAGAAATGTTTTCAAAGTTTTAGAAGCACAACATCTTGCTTCTTGATTTCAATCAGATTAACATTATAATATTGTTATGAAATCGTTAAAAGATCGCATTTTAAATGCAAAAACGAAAAGTGAAATAGATTCTCTTTGTGTAGAATTTTCCAAATACGAAAGTGTTTCAACTAATACTAATACTAAAGTAAGTAAAGCAGTAAAACGACGTATTGATGAACTAGACGGAGCAGTACAAGTTAAAAAGCCTAAAAAATCTAAAAAGACAAAAGGTGCATAATGACAACTCTTATTCTAGATGCAAATAATCTTTTGTATCGCACTTTTTGGGTTAACAAACGTAATTACAACAGTGAAAATTTAACCACGGTTATGTTTTTACGAGCTGTAAAGTCGTATGTTGATAAATTCAAACCAGATCAAGTTTATGCTGCTTGGGATAAAAAATTAACTTACCCTTCTACTAACTTTCGTAAAAATACTTCTAATGGGGCGTATAAAAGTAATCGTGATAGCGAAGTAGCTAAAGAAGCTCACCGTAATGACGATACTATTAAAACTTTACTTAACTGTTTAGGTATTAAAAGTATGTACCCTAATGTTATGGAAGCAGATGACGTTATTGCTTATCTTTGTCATAATTTGCCGGGTAAAAAATTTATTATTACTGTTGATAAGGACTTATATCAACTTATTAACGATGATACTTTTGTATTTAACCCTATTCAAAAAGTAACTGTAATGCCAGACAACTTTACAACTTACACAAAAGGGGTAGATATTAAGAATTTTCTTGATTACAAAGCATTGGTTGGTGATAATAGTGATAATATCAAAGGTCTATATAAAGTTGGTCATAAAAGAGCGTTAAATTTAGTAGAAAAATTTAATAAGACCGACCCCGTTAATATACTTAACAACCAACAATATGACATTTACAAGAATAATAAAAATATTATGGATTTGAGAGTTGGTTATAATTTTTATCCTGAAGAAGTACCGAAATATCAAGAACAACTTAAAGAAGGTATGCCAGACAAAGATTTAGATACATTCTTTGAAATTTGTAATAACCAAGAATATGATTCTATAACAAAAAATAAAGATAAATGGATTCATTCCTTTAAATTGAATGATTCTTTAAAAGAAATACTAGTTAAATTAAATATTTGATATGAATAATAATGTAAACAATATGCATATGGTTAGACCTATTCCCATTACCAGTCCGATATCAGGAAACCCAGTGCACCCTAGACTACATACTTTTGAAAGAAACGGTCAAGTAGTGGTTGAAGCGCATTGGATTGATCCAAGTAGCGGTACTTTTATTAGAAAAGGTGTAGTTTCGATTGAACCTATTAAGAAATAATATATAATCCTCCTTGGTATATGATTTTACCTGAGGCATACATCGTACAAAAGTTTTATCAGTACGCTGGGCGGCCAAAGTACAACAGACTTGCTAAAACATACCAAGGAGGGTGTCCTATCTGTAGAGAAGGTAAGTCATGGGGTAAAAAACGTCGCCTATTTTACGTAACATCTGATAATTTTCTACATTGCCATAATTGTGGTTGGCATTCTAATCCTATTAACTGGATTATTGAAGTGTCTAATATGGCAATAAGTGAAATATACAAAGAAGCTGAGGAATATGATTTAATACCTCAAGATATTAGTGAAGTAAGTTTAAATGAAGTAACTAAAAAAATTTTTAATAACTCTTTACCCGATGATAGTATTAATTTATTTGATAAAGATCAAATTAGTTACTTTAAAGCTAACCCTATTGTACAAACTGCTTTAAATTATATTAAAACTCGTAAATTAGATACAGCTGTTAATAAATCTAATAGTTTATATATTTCACTTAAAGATAAAATACATAAGAATAGGCTTATTATACCCTTCCATGATGTATCCGGTAAGATTATCTTTTATCAAAGTAGAACTATTATTAAAAATAACAAAGTTAAGCTACCTAAGTATCTAGGTAAATTAAACAGTGATAAAAGTTTGTTTAACATTAATAATATCAATGAAAATATTAACGAAATTTTTATTATTGAAGGTCCTATTGATGCATTTTTTGTTGAAAATGGAGTAGCTGTTGCAGGTATTAATGAAAATAGCGATAATTTATTCACCTCATTACAACATCAACAAATTATGCAGTTTCCATTTCATGAACGTATTATAGCATTAGATTCTCAATGGCAAGATAGTGCTTCATTAAAGAAAACTAAAGTACTTCTAGAAAAAGGTTATAAAGTTTTTATATGGCCTAAAAAGTTTGGTGAGAAGTTTAAAGATTTTAATGAAATGTGTATGGGATTAAACATAGAAAAAGTCCCTAATAACTTTTTAGTAAACAATTCATTCAAAGGTATTCAGGGACTTGTTAGATTATCGATAATAAATTAATTTTTATCTGCTGAATGCATATAACCTTTTAAATTTTCAATTAATGAACTTAAGTCCATTGCGACTCTAGCAATTTTTTTAGTTTCAGCAGATGCAATTTTATCAAATAAAGTATCACAACTCGCATTGTGTAATTTAGTTTGTACTGAATCACCTTCTCCGTTTAGATAATTTGTAAATTCTTCCATTTTACCAATCCAAGACGCTAATTCTTGAGCTTGGGCTTGATTATTAGCTTTAGCCATTTCCTCTGGTGTTTGTTGAGGAGCATCTACATCAAATTCACTAACATCAGTTTCAGGTTCTAACTGGGTTTCCATAGCTTCGACATCAGTAATATCTGTCTGCTCATCTTGTTCTATTAAAGTTATAAAACGTTTACTAAAAAAGCTCATACATTTATTTAATCTCTCCTATAAATAATAATATGGCTAGTCGCAAATTACTTAACGAAGATCAAATAGCTATGTATAATAAATGGGTTAGAGGTATTGCAACCCGCGAACAAAAACCCTCTCATGTAACGGTAGGTGATTTAATGCAAGCTAGCGGAACTAATGATCAAAATAGAGCTCCATTAGAATTACCTTACCCGATGACACATATTATAGAAGATATGGGTGCGCTATATCTTGCAGCTGATAATATAGAAGCTAAAGCTAAACAAACTAAAGATAACCCGTTAGTTACTGAAAGTGAAAATGCAGTAGTTAATTTAGAAAAGTTCATTGAAAGGTGTCATAAAATTAAAAAAATATTAAACAATATGACCAAAAATTTAGATGTAATAGTTCAAAGAAAACCATATCAAAGTGGTAATGCAGAGTCCTAAACATAAATTTTTATGTGGAAATACTAAAATCTATATTAATTCTAACTATAGTTAGTACTTTTGTTTCGGGTTGTTTTTATTTTTTAAATTTTTCGTTTTGGCCAGTTTTTGGATTATCATTTATTTTTCAAATTTTTATTTTTAACTTATTTAATAATTGGAAAAAACAACAAGCTGAAATTGAATTTGAATCTATACTAAATGAAAGAAT